TTTCCTACAAGGTTTCCACAATTGGACGCTTAATCCGTTCCACATGATGGGAGTTGCTGGTATATTAGGAGGAGCATTACTCAGTGCGATCCACGGAGTAACTGTGGAAAATACTCTATACCAAGATGGTGAACAAGCTAATACGTTCAAAGCTTTTGACTCTACGCAAGAAGAAGAGACTTATTCGATGGTTACCGCCAATCGTTTCTGGTCGCAGATTTTTGGCGTGGCTTTTTCAAACAAGAGGTGGCTTCATTTCTTTATGCTTTTTGTTCCTGTCATGGGCCTCTGGGTCTCTAGCATTGGGATTATTGGGCTCGCTCTTAATCTTCGGGCTTATGATTTCGTGAGCCAAGAGATCAGAGCTGCCGAAGATCCTGAGTTTGAAACCTTCTATACTAAGAACATCCTTCTCAATGAAGGTCTAAGAGCTTGGTTAGCTCCTGCTGATCAACCTCACGAGAACTTTATATTCCCTGAAGAAGTCCTCCCTCGCGGAAACGCATTGTGAACCACTACGTTCTATTTGTATATGGTGCCTGCTTCGCCCTTATTGGTGGCGGCGCCTTTGCAATGATGTGGGCTAACATCAAGTCAATCAACGAGATGAATAAGCCCATCAAGACTAAAAAACATCCAGAAGCTCCAGAACCTGGAGAAGAAGTGATGTATGTAGATGTCTCTACTATGAACAGTAAACAATTCGCTGATCAGAAAGAGGCACTAGAAAATCTCTTCAAAGATGAAAAATAAAGGATGTTGTGGGGCCGGGTGCCCCGATTGTCCATTCAAACCACCACAGAGGGTATAATTACCCTCTTTTTTATGTAAAAAAGATTAAAGACTGGTGTATAATATATATCTTAACGAAATATACAATCATGGCGTTTACTGTTACTTTTAGAACATCCGAAGGGGATCAGGCAGTTGAGTGCCAGTCTGATCAATATATCTTAGATGCGGCGGACGAGGCGGGACTAGATCTCCCTTATTCCTGCCGCGCAGGTGCTTGTTCCACTTGTGCAGGAAAAGTGGTTGAAGGTACAGTGAACCAGGAAGACCAGTCATTCTTGGACGATGATCAGATTGAGTCAGGATTTGTGCTAACTTGTGTTGCATATCCGACTTCTGATTGTATAATTGAAACAGAGAAAGAAGAGGAACTCTATTAAGATGAGACAAGAAATTCTTAAGGCTCTCAAAACAGATGCCCTTGGCAATATTGAAAAAGCCAGACTAAATATCGAGATTTACCTCAAGAATCCCGTAGGCATCGGAGAGCACCCTGATGTCCTCGCGGCTATTCAAGACCAGCTCGATATCATTGCTCACGAGGAAGAAAGGATCGACGTCATTAAGAAACACTTTGATGCTTAGCTTTTGGATCCACCTTGTAGCTTTCTGGGAAGTGGCGGTGATGAACTGCATACAACCTGTTAATTGGAAGTATTGCTACAGGGTAGACCAATGGTTATTGCCCGAGATTCACCAGGCCTGGAAGATAAAAACAGGCGAATACATCCCCTACCAAGACGAACGAATCTACATAGAAAAGATTAATGAACATGAATTTCAGTAAGAAAGAGCTCGAGTTAATCTTTAAGGCTCTTCGTAAACAACAGCAACATCAAGTCACAGGAAGTCGTTGGTATGAGGAATACGACGAAGTTTTAAATAAAATCTATCCCTTGATATACCATCAGTGATAAAAAGGCCCTCGTTTAAAGCTAGACGAGGCTTTTTTATTTCTAAAACATGGATACTGAGATTAAAGTTAAAAAACCTAAAGACGAGGAGAAAGATAACGACGTGCTACGTGAACGTCTGGAAGATCTAGTCAAAGTAACTGTGTTAGTGTGGTCAGCCGCATTACTCACTTTTTCTTATGTAAGGCTTCCTGATGGGAAAAGGATCTTAGAATTCGATCCTACGTTTATCGCATCTGTATTCAGTGGCGCACTTGCGAGTTTTGGAATGGCCACAGCTGCTAAGAAGAATGGCAATGGCAATGGTAACGCAAATATCAAGGAACCATCCGGTCCGCCACCAGTTGTTTCAGCAGTTGAACCCAAGAAGTAACCTGGTATAATTGTGGGACGTAAACGCAAAAGCATGATTTTCGCCCCACAAACACGCTATCATACAGTTAGTTCTGATCATTATGCTCAGTTTAAACCAGATCAATTAGGTTCCTTAAGAGACACGATAGAAGAGAAGGGGAAGTATAAAAGCATCCATGGAATTGCCGCTATATCGGTCGTCTCATTATTAGAGAAAGCGGTGAAGATAGTAGAGCATACCGAAGAGTACACAGAATATCTTCTATTTAACACCTTTGGAGATAAGTCTACTTACAATAAAGTGCCCCCTGGTACAATAAGGATATTCAACCCTAACCTGGTTTGCTTTTTTAATGGAAGAACTTGGAGAAAGCTTAAATAGTCCTTTAATACCATATCCTGGTAAACAGCTGCTTCCTGGTTCAAGGGAGCATTTTTTTGCCCTGAAACCTGAAGTTAAGAGTCGATATATCTATGATTTTGGGCTGTCAACTGGACAGATGTTATATCAAAGTGCCGGTGGGATAGGTTTTTCAAAGGAAAAGCATATACTAGGGCTCCATAGCCTCATGAGGATGCCTTACGCGGAGTCTCTAGTGAGAGAGGAATTTGAAAATAACTTCAAGGGGAAATGGGGCCCGGCTAAGTTTTCCAGGCTAAGGAGAGACGTGAATCAAGAACTAAAGGATCCTAGTAAGAGAACGATGGCCAAACTATATTGCTTATTAGCTTGTACTGGATTCAGGCATAAGTTTGACAAGCATGGCAACTTCAAGGGAGAATACTTTCCGCATTCTCTAGATACGGAAGAGATAAAGATAAATAATAAAAAACTTATTAACTCTGATTTTGTTATTATGAAGGGAGGCCTTAATACTTTTGAGAGAAACTTATTTACTAAAAAATCTCTAATCTACTTCCACCTACCGTTTCCAAGTACAGAGAAAGCTAAAGGCAAGGCTCTTGAGTTTTTTAAATATGTTAATTCGTTAGGATACGATTTCTTAATGACTTCAAGGTTAATGAATAGAGGTAGAATAGATGAGACTATATCACAATGGTCGAAAGATTATTCATGCATCACAATCCCACAATCTGAAGGAAAATTTACTTCCTCTGATATATTTATCACAAATTTTTAAATGGAATCCTTTAATAGAATCGGAACTCACATCATCCTAGACATGAACGGCATTGACTTCGTTCTACTCGACGAGATGGAAGGATTCGTTAAATGGATGAACGGCACTCTCTGGGACTACGAGTGTGATGTTTTAGGAGTTCAAAATCATAAGTTTGAGCCACAGGGATTCACAGCAGTCTTCATGCTCGCGGAATCTCACTTCTCAATCCATACTTGGCCAGAGAAGGGGTTAGCTGCTTGCGATATATTTACTTGCGGAACAGTAAATACCCACGCTATAGCTCAGGAAGTGGTTAAGTGGTTCAGCCCAATAAATTTTGAGATGAAGAAGATAACCAGATAGTATGATATAATATATAAGTAATCCAATATATAATCATGGCAAAATCACTCACTGGAGGAAGTTTCATTCCTGGTAAGCCTAAGAAGACACGACAGGGAGCTGGTCAGCATACTAAATACGCCTCAACTAGTCGTAATAACGCAAAGAAAAGATATAGAGGACAGGGCCGTTGAGCCCTATCATGCGGTGATCGAGATCCTTGTTAACTTAATAGTAACGTCGTTGTTTGCACTTGCAGCAGCAGAAGTCTTAGTTGCTAAGAGTCTGAAGTTACCTCCGTTATGATCTGCATCGAAAGTAAGAAGGATATCGTTAGAATATACGGTTCCGTATTCTGTCATGAATACGTCGGTTCCGTTTTGTACTAATAAGATCTTAGTAGAATGGATGTGCCCGTTACTTGCTTGTTTTGCTTGTACTAGATACTCATAAGTGGTATAAGTACCAGCAGTAACAGAGTCTAAAACGGTAGCAGCAGTAGATCCACCAGCGATAACAACAATCTCGCTGGCTAAGTTAGTTGTATCAGCGTAAGTATTTGAATTACCAGGATCAGGTGCTTCAATAGTAACTTCATCTCTGAAACTACCGGTTCCTTCTACCGTTAAGCTATTGGCAGTAACGCCACCGGCCTTAGTAACTGCAAACTGAGAAACATTGTCTTTCTGCAGATCTAATAAGAGAGAAGCAGCACCAGAACTCGTATCTGTTACATCAACCAAGAGAGCAGTTTGAACGCCGCCCGAAGTAAATTCAGAACGAGAAATTACTTCACCCTCTGCGTTAATTACAAGGTTTCTATTAGCACTAGCAGAGATAGATGCAAGTAACGATCCTGCTGCGTAGGCGGTTTGAGTAAAGCTTAGATCTAGTCCAATGAAAGTAGATCCACCAGCATTCCAAGTTGCAGTACCATCAATTAGATTTAAGGTAGTAGCTTGAGTTGCGGAGTCTTGGACTAAAGTTAATACACCGGTCTGGTTAGAAGTATTTAGTGATAATACACCGTCTTTTCTAACTACAAACTTATCAACGCCACCGATCTGGGCTTGGATTAATCTAGAAGCAGAGGCAGAAGCAGTATCTGTGATGCCGATCTCAATAGCATCAAAAGTATTACTACCTGCGTTCCAGGTCTGAGTAAGCTGAATACCTGCACTTGAGGAAGATAAAGCAGAAGACGGCTGTAACGTTATTGAACTAAAATCAGCAGCACCTTTTGTTCCAGAGAATGCCGGGGTAGGTGAGCTATCATCAGATGTACCAGCAGAACCAGCGTATGAAGCGTCTTGGATATAGGTAAACTTCTTCGTGCTATCGTCAAATCCGAAGAACGCAGTCTTTGCTGTGCTATCTACGTAATTTACTTCGATACCAAGATCTTGTCCTAAGTCTTGGAGGGGATTGAGTGTTAATTGAAGAGTACCAGAGCCAGCCGAAGTAATCTCGATTGCTGAGCCACCTTGCGTGGCAGAAACTGTGATAGTGCCGTAAGAAGAGCTATTAACGTCAGTGTCGATAGCTTTTACGTAATATACGGTATTTGCAGTTAGACCGCCAGGAGCAGCCCCACCACCACCAACAATTAATTTTACAGAGTCACTAAGAGCAAAATCTGATAGGTCTTCTGCAGAGAAAGCTAGTCTTCCAGGGTTTGCTGAGGTAACCGCAGTAATCGTATAAGTCTGTCCAGATTTACCTAGACTAATAACTGGATCGACCGTAGTTAACGTCCTTGTATCAATAACTGTAGATGTACCTTGTACAGTTAAGTTATTAAGTGTTACGTTTCTGTTTTCATCGACGAACTCTAGGCCGTTTACTGACAGGCCGTGTTTTACGTCAAACTTTTTAAAGTTGTTTGCCATTTGCAAATAAACGCTAATATTCTAGAATATCCTTAAACGATTAACACACTTGCAGTTTATGGTATAATTAACTATCCATCGGACCAAAAATGAAGATCAACCTTTGGTATAACTCATCTATGCGCCAATGGCGGTGGACATTAGCCGACGAACGTGATACTATGGTACAAGAGTCCGGACAAAGAGAGAACTTAAGAGAGGCTATGAATGATGTGGCATCAACTGTAGAGTATATCTTACAGACTAAGTTTCCTGACTAATACCTGGTTCAGTAGCTCAGTTGGATAGAGCAACTGCCTTCTAAGCAGTCGGTCGCTGGTTCGAGTCCAGCCTGAATCGTTGTTGAAAGACCAACATATAAATTCAATATGGCTAAGGTAAATTACTCAGACGAGATGGTGCCAGAGGCGCTAAGAAAGACTGCTAAGCCGGGCGCAGTTTACCAGAATCCTAAGACGGGCCATACACTTCAGAAACAGGCTAATGGCCGGTGGAAACTGGTGCAAGGGAATGATAGAATGGAGAGGAAGCAAAAACCCTCTATCCCTGACGTTTCTAAGATGAAAAAGCTTGCCGAAGGAAACTATGGAATCGTATACAAAGACGAGAAGCAAAACCGCGTTGTAAAGACCCTTAAAGAGGGTAAAGAGTGGGGACCCTATGGGGTTGAGCTAGGCAAACGCATGGCTAAGCTAGGCCATTCTCCGACTGTACATTCCGCATCTGATGAACACATCGAGATGGATGCTATTGACGGAGCTCCCCTGTGGGGTAACGGCTATAACCGCACTCCTGAAGAGAAGGAGAGGGGATTAGCAATGACTGAAGACCAGGCTCGTAAGTCTCTAAGGGCGATCCGTGATCTCCATAAGATGGGTTACTACCACGGAGACATGCACAATCAACAGTTTATGACAGACGGTGAAGGTGGTAGTGAGTCTACCCTCATCGATTATGGTCTTAGTGGAAAGATTGAAGAGAATCCTACTAAGGCGATCATTGACTTTAACAAAGTATATAAGCTTATTGACGTTGATCGTCCTGAACTTGATAAGAGTCTATATGCTCAACTTGTCCGAGCAACTGTACGCAAGTACCAAGAGGCTAAAGGACAGTCTAAAGCAGCAAAGCAGAAACGCGCTCAGATCGCTCAAGAATACGTTGAGAGATTAGGTGCAATTGGTGGTTGACAAACTAAAAAAACTAGTTTATAATATACTAGTGACAAAATTCCGTTACACGGAGTAACAATCACAGGAGATCATGTCGAGATCTCTTCCATCCGTGAGGATACTACTTATTCCTCCCGAGACACTTTTAAAACTATTATGATTAAATCTGTATTCGCAGCTACCGCTGCTCTGTCCATGTCCGCCGGCGCTGCCTTTGCAGGTCCTTATGTAAACGTTGAGACCAATGCTGGTTGGACCGGCTCCGAGTACAACGGCGCTGCAACTGACCTCCACGTTGGCTACGAAGGCGATCTTGGTGAATCTGCTTCTTACTACGTTCAAGGCGGTGCTACCGTACTTTCCCCTGATGGCGGTGAAAGCGACACTGTTCCTTCCGGTAAGGCTGGACTTGGTTTCGGCGTAACTGACGCTCTTGGTGCTTACGGCGAAGTCTCCTTCGTTGGTTCAGGTGATGACGATATCGATCGTGGATACGGCGCTAAGCTTGGTCTCAAGTACAGCTTCTGATAACTGCTTATAATTCTATTAGCCTCGGGTAAAACCGGGGCTTTTTTATTAACTATGAAACTCCTGTTGGCCACTCTCATTGGGTTCATTGGTTTACTCGTGTTTATTCAGTTTCTCCACGTAAAAGCGCATAGGGATATGGAAATTGATGTCCATGGCCATTGCATGAAGAACAAAGAAGGCGTTAGAAGGGTTTTGGAAGAAAGTGGCTACTAGCCTATTTACAAACCTTTACAAATAGTTTATAATTATATAGTTACACAATGTTACAATGACTGTCGTATCTAATGAACTAGGCCACACAAACATTTTTGCAAAAGAGCCTCGGATGGTTGTAGAAAACTATAATCGTCAGGGACTTGATTCGCCTAAGGAATACATCGAGAAGTATAACGGACGTTGGGCCATGATGGGTATCGTATCTGGATTTATCTCCTACGCTATCACTGGCAACTTCTTCTTCGGTATCTTCTAATGATGCTCCTTGCAGTAGCAGCTTTACTCCTAGCATCTTTTGCAGGAGGAGCTTTAACTACACAGAGTGGCGAAGAGTAAACCTTTTCAAATCTATTAATGATTGAACTTCTAACTAAAACAGATTTTGCTTGGGCAGCTAATCACACGATCGCCGAATTCCTAGTAGGATACATTTTTGGAGCAGCACTAATTATCGGAGCACCAAGTGTATTCCTCTTCATTGCCTTCATGGCCGCTCTACAGCGAACTAAGGGCGCACAAATCGGATACAAAGATCACAAAGAATATGGTGATTCCTCGACTTATGAGAATACACCTACAGATCAATCAACTTTTCAACTCTGGATCGCTGGCATACAATAAGTGCTAAAATTAGTTGAAGTATTTAATATGCCTAACCCAAACGGTCTTTACGAAGACATGGAAAAACTAAATGCCCTCTACGAAGAGCTTTGTTGGGGACATGACGACGAACTAGTTTTCACCCACGACGGTGAAGAAATCATCATTTACAACAAAACACAACAGGAGAAAACAAATGGGATTTAACGAAAACAACGAAAAACTCAATGGCAGACTCGCGATGGTAGGTTTCATTGCAGCCGTCGGCGCTTACTTCACCAGCGGACAGGTAATTCCCGGTATCTGGTGAATTACGACTGGAACCTTTTTCAAACGTTGGTATTTATCATCACCCCTTACTTCTTGATGCTCGCCCTAGCCAGTAGAGACGGGGATGATGATGACGACATGGGTCCTGGAAGCTTTATACCGGCCACCCAACCAACTTCATAAATATTAAAACTTAATTAAAGAAGGTCGTAATGATTAAAGAACTAAGAGGTGGTTAATAGCTACCTCTTTTTAGTATGTATAAATATATATCTATAACGTTGACATTAGTCTTTATCGTGAGTATATTTATGTTGTTGCTCTCTTGCAACGATTGCTATACAGAACACTTTTGGTGATTATATGGCTACAGGGCAACTGACAAAGATTGACATTTTAGCTCGTGTCTTAAGATTAAAGAACCGATTATACGATGGCGGATATGGTTCAAATTTAGATTTAAGACAGAAAGAAGCGGTAGATAGGACTCTATCGGACATTGTTGACATAATCAATGAATACCGCTATTAACATTAACCAGAGAATCTAACTATGAACGAACCATCCATTTTAGAATGTCCTAAATGTAGCGCGAGGTGGGTAGGTGGCCAATTGTACTGGTCCACAGGTAAAGAAGGATGTCCTCATGACCTTGCAGGTCTGGTCTGTAACAACTACGGAGATGAGAGTTGCATAAATCCTGTAAAGGGATCAGACAGTGGAGACACCTGGGAGAAGAGAGCGGATCTTATTAAGAGCTTAGGTTCAGAAGAAGATTTGTAAAGACTTCATGTTTAAAGAATTCTCTAGGAGAAGAAATAGTTTACTAAAATGCCACCCTTCAATGACAGCAGAGTTTCTGTTATAGAGTCAAGATTGGAGACACACGAAAAATATTTTATTAAGATAGACGAGTCTATCGAGAAGCTTAGTGAGGTATCTCTGAGTATCAAAGAGATGCTTATTAAGCATGAAGGCAAATTGGAAGAGCGCGTACTCGAGGAAGAAGCGCTCTACGAAAAGCTCGAGGAGATGAAGCAACAGTCTCACGAGGAACATCAGGAACTTAATGCAAGGATTGATAAGGTAGAGACTAAAGTAGAAGAACTAACTAAGTGGAGATACTTAGTCGCTGGCGGGTTAGTTATTGTTGGACTATTTATAGGACAGATAATCCCGTCGTTTAATAGCATTATGCCGGCCCCGGTGCTACAAGAATTAGTTAAATAGTGTAAAGTCTCGTAGTTAATTGGTTTAACTATGAGTTTTTTAGTAGCAAATGTCCCGCCGCACAAATGCTATGTGCGAAAAGAATATCTCTATGATCTAGAGAAAGGCCATGGAGAATTTACCGAGGCCATATGGATTAGCGTAAAATCCATAGCTCGTCGCGCAATATACATCGAAGCACTTTTACCAGAGTACGGAGCACTCTACGATAAGCTCCCTATCGCCGCGTTTGTTTCCGATCCAGAGACTCCCTCGCCAGACCTCCCTCTCGATGTAATCGAGTTATGGGACTGTTTTAGTTATGATATCACTGTAGTAGAGAAGTTTACGTTAGCTGGATTACGTTGTAAGTTCTTAGGTAAAGACAAGCAATGGCACCACGGCGAGTATATGTTTACTATTGACGCCTGCGAACCTGACTATAACAGACCTCGTCTTGGCCTATCAGAGACTCCAGATGAGCATAAATCGTTTAACGTTATTGCGTTAGATAACGGACAATACGCTGCTCAACCAAATAACAGGGTCTTGTGGTACGAAGCCTCTATGATCCCTAGGGACACCTTAACTCCGGACTTTAAAGTATCCACCCAAGACTTTGCTGTAGAGACCGATCCGTCTTGGTCAGTCGGTGATACTAGAGAATGGCAATATAAAACTCCAGAAGAAAGAAATGAATTACCAGCTATTCATAGCGCTCCACCCGATCTTGAAAAGTTTGGCGAGTCTGACTCCTAACCCCATATTTATATTTCTTGCTGGGATGGGGTTGACTGTGGGCCCGATTCTTGGTATAATGTATATACATCGATCAAAGCCCGATGGAACTGACTAAAAAAGAATTTACTGTGGAGGAGTTTCAAAAAGACTTTGATACTCTGTTTGAGAGGGTCCAAAAAGGTGAGACTTTCACCATAACCAACGGACCTTCTCGTTGCCTCATCATGCCTATCGACCAACTTCCTAACACATTCTATAACAGGAAGTAAAGCTTCGGGACCGTCGCCTAAAGGTAAAGGCCCTCTGCTTATAACGGAGTGATCTGGGTTCAAGTCCCAGCGGTCCTACTCGCTTCCTTAGCAATCTGGTGAATGCAGCAAACTCATAATTTGCCTAAGGTGAGTTCGATCCTCACAGGAAGCATTCGCGAGTGTGGCGGAATCGGTAGACGCACCAGACTTAAAATCTGTTGGGCATTAGCCCGTGGGAGTTCAAGTCTCCCTACTCGCATTTTTCAAAACTCTTATGAAAAAACTTCTAGCAGCACTTGGAGCTTTCACTCTCCTACCAGCAATTGTATTTGCTAACGAGGAAAAACTTAAAGACGGGTTTTATTCCTTCGACGCTATGGGCTGCATGCTCCTTAGGGAATGCACAGAAGACGTGGAGGAAGTGATCTCTTTACTAGATGTATCGAGCAAGTATGAGCATTGGGAGGAGTTTACTCCCTTCTCTGCAGAGTTTAACCACATGCTTTCATCTCTTAATCGCGTCGGAGTTAGAGTGTTCTTAGCTGACGAGAAGTACTTCCCGGTCGGACATCGGGGTGTATATCACACTGTAAGCAATAACTTCTTCCTTAATAAGACATTCATGCGTCGTCCATCAGTGTTGATGAGTGTGATGCGACATGAGGGTTGGCATGCTGCTCAAGACTGTATGGCAGGGACTATCGAAAATAGCATGATCGCTATCATCATGCCAGAAGACGAGGTACCGATGCTTTGGCAGGAAATGGCAGAAAGTACGTACAGGCATATGCCTCACGCGATCCCTTGGGAGAAAGAAGCCACTTGGGCAGGTAAAACTCAAGGTATGACGATGAAAGCCTTAGACGCTTGCGCCAATGGAAAAATGTGGGAAGTCTATCCTCCCACCCCTCTTACAAAAGAGTGGCTCACTGAGAAAGGTTACATTAAATAAAAGCAAATGAAAAAAGTTTTAAAGATATGGAAGTATTCTTTAGGAAGCTTTTCAGATGAGAAAACTCAGCCCTATGACAACTACGTGGCTGGCATACGGACTATTATATTTGTTTCTTATCTCATTACTAATTGTTTTATTATCTCAGGAGTAATAAGGCATTGGAATAACCAACCGACTCAAGAAAATGGGAATGTTCGACACTATCAGATCCTCTTATGATCTAGGACCTGGATTTAGTTTCAATAGAGAACTCCAAACAAAAGGCTTAGATTGCCTCTGTGAGGAGTATTGGATAGACCCGGCGGGCAGGCTCTATAAAATAGACTACGCCGGTACTCAAGACTGGGAAAAAACTCCAGAAGAGGAGAGGAGGAATTCACTCGATAGATACCGAGCTGTACCAAATGGACGGAAAGGACGGATAACTCCTTGTATCATAACAAGGACTATCGAGGTCTATCCGACTAAGTGGACTGCTCATTATGCACCCTATCCAAGGAAGAGTTTAATCTTTATCAACGGGCAACTCTCTGACTACACCGAAGTTGAAATTTGGAAAGAGCGCTATGTTTCCCTAAAGCGTTGGATTGACAAACATTATGAACCCTAACGAAATTACTTTAGATACTCCTTCAAAAGCTTTTGCGTTTGAACAGACTGCTAGAGACTTAGACAAAATTAAAGATCCTGAAGTACTTAGAAACGTAGCTAAAACCTACGTGAAGTTGTACATGAAACAACAGGAAGTGTTAAAGAAAATCTGATTAAAGTATACAGGACAAAAATTTTTAGAAATGCTTTCAACTAAGTATAGGCTTCGAATGGAGTTCATTTGTAAGTGCATTGCAAATGGTGAAGAAGTCAAACTAGACGACATGATCTGGGCAGAGAAGCTCGCTAAAAGTCATACAACAGCTAGAGATTGGTTGAATAAAGCGAGGCGCCAAGCCGCTCAAGATATTCAAGAGGGGACTATGGACGATTTTATGAATAAGATGGGACTAGGTGACCCCGACCCATCTAATTACAGAACGGGGTTCAATGGTGCAGATGAAATTGTAGATTGGTTTCAAAGAGACAAGTCCGATGATTGGAGACAACGTGATTGAAACAACTTTTTCTTGTTGATATCGAGGGTGGTAGATCCATCATGCACGATGGATACATCCAACTTGGTATCTTCCCTCACTCTGCTGAAAGACACATAGAGTTGAGTAACGCCATCTGTGGCGATGATCCAATTAACTGGCAAGTGACGTACTGGATGCCTGATCCATTCTGTATCAGGTATAAGAGAACTAACTTCCAGAAGACGATGAAAGCGAACGAGGGTTCACCTAAGACTGACAACTCGGCCGATTATCCTAATCAAGCAGAAACTAGATTAAACAGAACGGTATGACTGAGAACTGGAAAGAAGCAACAAACAAGGCTATTGCAAACAATCTTGTGGATAGTATCGGAAAGCTCTTAAACGCTAAGAGTGTAAGATATTTCAGTTGTAGCGATAAAACCACTGAACACAAGAAAATTGTGATAGAATACGACCATGTCAGGAAAGAAAAACCATGACTGATAAGGACAAGTGGAATAGAGGATTAGACCTCTTTATTGAAAGCGTTCACAAGCCTGACTCAAAATTACGTGGGTGCGCTCACAATCAAGAATGTTACCACGAGTTAATGTGGGTACGAGACAACGTATTAACCTATCTTAAGACACTTCGACATGAGTGAGACTGCAGTGATTTACTCTAATGGGAGCCAAGAATGCGAACGTATGGCTTCTCTACTTAAAAATCTTGGCGGTGAGTTCTTAGAATACGAACTAGGAAAGCATTTCTCAGAAGAGGCTTTTAAGGGCGAGTTCGGATCTGAAGCAACCTATCCTCAGATTACTATTGGGCTCACCCATATCGGTAACATGAACGAGACTCTTAAGTACATGAGTGATAGAGGCATGTTTCTATGAATCCTAATTTCTTAATCAGGGACATACTCCTCTTGTTGATATTTGGAGCGTTCTTTATTACAGTAAATGCATTAATCAGGTACGATTTAATCTATCCACCAAACTCAATATACCAAACCGAAACAAAATGGAAATGAACGCATTTGAAAGCAGGCAGGACATCCTTGATAGCTACTCAAAACAACGCCGAGATAGGATGGGTGACGCGATCGGTGACTATCTAACAGACGAGGCTATAGATGCCCGACAAGCTTATGAAGAAATCCTTCAGGAAGTTCAGTACTGGATTGATTATCATAAAACGTTCCTTGTAAAAGCACAGAACTTATACGCTTTGATGAATGGCGAAAGGCCTATCATTTCCCCTAATAAATAAACCGTGGATCCAGTAAAGATACTGTTGCTACTCTCTGAGCTAGAGGGTAGCTCTGCTCATCTTGGTGGCTTGGGTTTTGAAGAAGACAGGGCAACTATAGACGAGATGAAAGGGAGGTACTACAAAATGTACTTCAAACTGTGTAAAGAAGTAGGGAGGAATCCTTACGGTTAATTGCCTACCTAGCTCAGCTGGTAGAGCAGGGCTTTTGTAAAGCTCAGGTCGTCGGTTCAAGTCCGTCGGTAGGCTTAAAAATCGATTAAAGTTTCTTGCAACTAGCTTTTGTTATGCAAACAATAATTAACGTAATGGCGTTATCGTCATTTTTAGTATCTGCTAGTCTTGTTGGTGGCGGGGTCTATCTTTACCAGAACAAAGACGAGATGATAAAAACGGTCGTAGATAATGCTAAAGAGAAGATTACTGAAGAGCTTACAAGAGCGCTTCCAGGTATCATTAACTCAACCGTAGAGATCCCAGAGGTTCCTAAGATGCCAACGTCAACTGGCCCGGCTCTTCCCTTTTAGTTGACACCACGGGCGTTTCCTGGTATAATTATTTAGTAATGCGCAAGTGGCGGAATTGGTAGACGCCCAGGTTTTAGGTACCTGTGCCCTAGCGGCGTGAAGGTTCAAGTCCTTTCTTGCGCATTTGTCTTTGGTTATGAGAATTAAAATGATTTCATCTTTAATTGCTTCCGTGGGAATTGGAGCTCTTGCTGTGCCATTTATTTCAGTGGCACCAAAGCCTGTAGAGATTCCCGTCGTAGAATTTAAAGCAGAAGAAGTAAAAACCTGGAAATGCCCAGGGTGCTCAGAAGAAGAGCAATATGTACTTGCGCAATTACAAGAAACAACACGTATTACGGATAGAAATGCCCTGGCGACAATTTTGGGAAATATTAAACAGGAAAGTCTTTTCGTTCCCAACGTATGCGAGGGAGGGGCTAGAGTTTCTTACGGTCATTGCCATAGTGGTGGTTATGGGCTTATTCAGTGGACCTCAGTAGGACGCTATAATAACCTCGGTAAGTTCTGTGTTAAGTATAACTGTGACCCTAGCAGTCTTGAGGGTCAGACTCGATACATGATCAACGAGAATATCTTCCAACGTTATCTTCCAGAGTTTGAAGGTAATGGCAAGACCGTTCGTCAATATATGGTTCCAGCGTATTACTGGTTAGGGTGGGGTATCAAAGGTAACCGTGAGATTTACGCTTACGAATATGTTAAAAAGCTCCAGTATGGTGTATAATACTTGAGTGACGCGGGTGTAGTTCAGTGGTAGAACGTCAGCCTTCCAAGCTGAATGTCGTCGGTTCGAGTCCGATTACCCGCTTTGGAACTTGATCAGTTCCATAGGATGTGACAGAATAACCCTTGTGGAGGCACGGGGTAATGTATATTAGGACAGGGGTGGTGCCCGCTGACCACGGTCAGAAGCTGATACCAAGGCGTCCGAAAGTCTGAGAGTCCTATTCACATTAGTGATTCCCTCTCGGTGAAGGTATAATGTAGTCCTTTCATCCACCAACCACAACTAAGCAAATGAAATTTTTAATAGCTATATTTGCATCTTTACTTTTTGCTCTACCAGTAATGGCCATTGATATCACAATGGGATCAAACGGTAACCTAGTCTTTGAACCATCCGAGATTAATATTTCTGCCGGAGAGACTGTTCACTTTGTGAATGGTATGCTCCCACCACATAACATTATTGTTGAAGGACGTGCCGATCTTTCAAGAGAAGCATTAATGTTTAACCCTGGCGAATCACAAGACATCAAGTTTGCTGATGCTGGGGACTATGACTTTTTCTGTGGCCCACATCAGGGTGCCGGCATGACAGGAACTATACATGTTTCACAATGAAGATTTTTTTAGATACTGCTGATACTGAGATTATCCGCAACCACTTTGCCACTGGACTCATCGATGGCGTTACGACCAACCCAACTCTCATTATGAAGAGTGGGCGTAAGCCTGACGATGTATATCGAGAGATCA